AACAGCTGCGCAGGCATTGACGGGGCTATCAGAAAAGTAGGTATGCTTATTTCTCTGGTATTCATGCTGGCAATCGACGTACTGATTAAGATTAACTTAATCGGATTTATACCGGAGCAGGCACGTACATATTTAGGGCTTGATACCGTGGGCGTGGCTGAATTTTTCGCATTGCTTTACATTGCTTATGAGGTAGTGAGTATTTTTAAGAATATGGCATTATGCGGGCTGCCCGTAAAAAAGGTATGGGAAAAGGTGCGGGAGTTTCTGGCGAAGTATACGGACGAACTGCCGGACACAGACGAACTGGACGGGGACAGCACCACAGGCAACGTAGAGGAACACAGGACACAGGAAAGATAAGAATAATAAGGACATAGCAGCAAAGAGCGCTTGCGGGACACCGCAGGCGCTTATTTTGTATGCGGAAAGGCAGGAAATATGAACATTAACAGAAAGATAAGTAAGTACAATTTCAATAAGGGCAGCGTTTCCAGAATTAAGTATATTGTTATCCATTATGTAGGCGCACTGGGCGGCGCAGAGGACAACTGCCGATATTATGGCGGCGGCAATAGAAATGCGTCGGCGCATTACTTTGTAGGATTTAACGGCGAGGTATGGCAGTGCGTAGAGGACGCTAATATAGCGTGGCATTGCGGAGCGTCGAGCTATAAGCACGCAGAGTGCCGAAACGCTAATAGTATCGGTATTGAAATGTGCGTAAGGAAGAAAAACACAAAGAGCATGGGCGCAACAGATAAAGACTGGTATTTTGAGGACGCAACAGTAGAGGCAGCGGCAGAGCTTACCCGTTACCTTATGAATAAATACGGTGTGCCTGCATCTCATGTAATCAGACATTACGACGTAACGGGCAAGATTTGCCCTAACCCGTATGTATATAACACCAGCGCCCACACATGGGACGAGTTTAAGCGTAAAATCAGCGGACAGGCAGAAACACCGCAGGGCGGCAATGAAAAAACAATCTGGAATTTTCTTACAGGAAAGGGCTTAAATGCTTATGCCGTGGCTGGTATTATGGGTAATCTGTATGCTGAAAGCGGGCTTATGCCGAACAACTTACAGAACGCCTATAACAATAAGCTGGGTAAGACGGACGCAGAATATACAGCAGCGGTGGATAATGGCAGCTATGGCAATTTTGTAAAGGACAGTGCAGGCTATGGGCTGGCGCAGTGGACGTATTGGAGCAGAAAGCAGGCGTTGCTTAATCATGCAAAACAGGCGGGCGTATCCATTGCAGACCTTAATATGCAGCTGGGCTTTTTATGGGAAGAATTGCAGGGATACACAGCAGTAATGGACACACTGAAAAAGGCGGGCAGCGTGCGTGCTGCATCTGATGCCGTTCTTACTGGATATGAAAAGCCAGCAGACCAGAGCGAAACAGCAAAGAAAAAGCGTGCAGAGTACGGCGAGGGATACTATAAAAAGTATGCAGCAGGAAACGGTACAAAGTATTACAGAGTGCGCAAGAGCTGGACGGACGCAGCAAGCCAGCTGGGGGCGTTTACGTCGCTGGAAAATGCAAAGAGCGCTTGCAAGGCGGGTTATACTGTATATGATGATAACGGCAAGGCGGTATATACCGCAGCGGGGCAGCAGGCAAGCGCAGGCGTTCCGTTTAGCGTACAGGTGGATATTTTAGACCTTAATATCAGAACGGGAGCAGGCACGAACTATGCAAAGACAGGAGAAACCACAGGAAAGGGAGTATTTACCATTGTGGAAGTGAAAGCCGGACAGGGCGCAAGCGCAGGCTGGGGACGCTTGAAGAGTGGCGCAGGCTGGATTAGCTTAGATTATGCCACAAGATTAGCTTAAGTTTTCGAGGGTGGGCGGTTTGCTGTCTGCCCTCTATTTTTTTGCAATTTTCTTAGAAATCTATACAAAAGTGTTGACAATATACCGAAAAAGGTATATAATAAAATCATGGAAAGGAGAAAAGAACAAATAAGAGGCAAAGCCACTGGAAAGGAGAAACGGCACAATGGGTAAGAAAAAGAAACAAAAGAAAAAGCTTGCAAAGTTGATTATCAAAGCAATAACAGCAATAGCCCTACTGATTAGTGCGATAGCTCAACTTATACAAGCCCTTAACTAATAAAGCCCTATTAGTTAAAACAACAGAGGAAAGGGAGAGAAATCTCCCAATCCTTTGTAACAATAGTATAACACACATTAGCTTAAAAGAAAAATGAAGAAGATAACATTTTACGACATGGTATTACTGTTTGCAATCGTGTTACAGTTTGGAGAGAGAAGTATTTACACAAGTTTGATATTATTGTTCGCATCAATACTTGAACTGATTGACGTACTTCCGAAGATTGTGAGGTTGATAAAACATGGAAAGTAAAGCAAATCCACAGACAAAGGCAAGTGCAAAGTGGAATAAAAAAGCAGGATATGTAGCCAAGAGTTACAAGTTAAAAAAGGATACAGTGGAAGCGTTTGCAGAAGCATGCAAGACGGCAGGGGTAAGTCAGGCAGGTCAATTGACCAAAATGATGAATGATTTTATTCAAAAAGTGGAAGAAAATTAAAAGATGCGACACTTTGCGACACTTACATGTGTTATTATGGCATTGTAAAGAAATGAATAAAGAGGAAAAAGCACATTGGACAGATTCTGATGTGCTTTTCTTATGTCTAAAAGAAGGTGAAAGAGATTGAACACTGTACAACCAATCAGGGACATGAATACAGTTATGGACATTGCACGATATCTGAAACAGAATAACGAGAGGGATTATGTGATGTTTACAACAGGAATTTATTCAGGGTTGCGAGTGTCTGATATTCTGAAGCTTCGTGTCAAAGATGTTCGTGGGAAAGATTACATAGCCATGAGAGAAAAAAAGACAAAGAAAGAGAAGCGTTTTATCATCAATAAGAATCTGAAAAAGATACTGGAAGCGTGGACACGAGGGAAAGATGATCTTCAATATCTTCTTGAGAATCCAGTAACACATAGACCGATCAGCAGGCAAAGAGCTTGGGAAGTGATGAGGAATGCAGGAGAAGAGTTTGGAGTTTATAATCTAGGAACACACACCATGAGGAAAACATTTGGTTATCATATGTATCAGGCGACACATGATGCAGTGATGTTGATGAAATTATTCAATCATTCAGATATTCATGTAACGCTCAGATATATAGGAGTTGAACAAGATGAAACAGATCAAGCGATTTCAAAATTGGATTTTGGCGTTTGATTTTTCTTTTTGTACAGAAAAGTTAACTCAAATTTGTTGTGTAAAGTTACATGACAAAAAATAAGGTGCATTTATAAGAAAGAAAAAAACCTTTGCAAGTTTACAAAATTATAAGATATGTAAAGTCAAAGAGAAAAATAAAGCGGAATTAACTCAGCGGTTAGAGTGGTGATCTTATAAATCACTGGCGGTTGGTTCGACCCCAACATTCCGTATTCATCCAGGAGATGTAACAGTCAACTAAGGCAAATAGCCATACTTCATTTTTGTCAGAGTCTGACAAACTTCTGGATGTTATAACGTGGTAGTTGTTAGGAACAGGAGCATTAAAAAATATAAGAATGTTGCTTGGTCATTCTTTATCCTCCTTTCACAAAAATGTTTATTTATAGTTGCAGTCAATAAGTTAATTAATTGGTACATGGGCGCAGCTCCTTCAGGTTCGATTCCTGATGCCACGATTTTTGTCAGAGTCTGACAAAGTTATAAAGCAGAGTAGAGCAGTGGTAGCTTGTCAGCCTCCTTAGCTGAAGGACGATGGTTCGATTCCATCCTCTGCAATTGATTATCAAGAAAGGGAATAACCATGTTGAAATCATGTCAGTATTGCGGTCGGATACATCCAAAGAATTATGATTGCGGTCGCAAGCCAAAGAGAATAAAGAGAGATACAAAGGCTTATAGATTCCATCGAACACAGGCATGGCAGGACAAGAGCAAAGAGATCAGAGAACGTGATCATTACTTATGTCAGTGCTGTATCCGATTGATGACTGGAACAATGCGTAAGCATAACTATGATGATCTGTCAGTCCATCATATTGAACCGCTTGCAACTGACTATGATCAGAGACTTGATGATGAGAACCTGATTACAGTGTGTGGCTTTCATCATGAGATGGCAGAGCGTGGAGAGATAGATAGAGAGGTACTGCATGAGATCGCTCGTGACCAGAATGAAAAGAGAGACGGCATCGGCTGACTGAGGGTGATGCAAGGTATCCCCCC